CCGCCCCGACCGCCGTCAGGGCAGGGGACAGCGCCAGCGCCGCCGACGTCAGGGTGCGCATCCCGTTGTTGGCGCGGCCGAACGAGCCGCGGTCGTCCACGTTGACGGTGACGTTGGCAGTGCGCCCGTCGAGGCGGGCGACTTCGGCGTTGACCTTCCCCAGCGCGGCCTCAGCGGCGGCCGCGTCGACCTGCACCCGGATGTCGGGGTTGGACGACCCGAGCTCAGCCAGTCGGGTCCGCAGCTGCTGCAGCTCGGAGTTGGCGGCGCCGGCGTCGATGTCGACGCCGATCGTCTTGCCCGACAGCTCCGCCAGCCGCTGCCGGATCGCAGAGATCTCCCGGTCGGCGTCGGTGGAGTCCGCGCCGATTGCCACGTCCGGGAGGGCGGTGAGCGCCCGGGCGACCTGCTTCTGGAACGCCTCGGAGAACGCGCCACCGGCGTTGTCGCCGTTGCGCCGCGCCGAATCCCCCATGGACGTGACGGCCGAGTCCGCGGCCTTGCGGTTGGCCGCGACCACCTTCTGCGCGGCGGCCTGCTGCTTGTCCGCCGACGTGGTGGCCGTGGTGCCGGCGCGGGTGTGCGCGCCCTCCACGGCAGCGTTGTAGGCGGTGACGTCGCGGGCGGCGTCCCGCAGTACCGGGGACAGTCGGTTGGTGCCGGTGAGGATGGTCTCCAGGACGCGGGACACGCGACACCCCCGTCCATGAGGTCAGTCGGTTTCGAGTGGGCGGTTCCGTTTGGCTTCCTGCCGCGCCTCGAACACGTCCCGGCGTTCCAGGTACGGGTGCTGCCCGGGAAGCACTACGGGTTCGCCATTCGGACCGGCCGTCCGGTCGAGGTTGTTCTTCGCGTGCTCCTGTAGCCGGGCGCACCCCGGGCAGGTGTAGTGCGAGGAGATGTAGGCGTCTTCGTCCTCGACCCACTCGTCGGCGCGGGTGCCGCATCGGCAGGTGGCTTTCTTGTCCTGCGTCCAGGCGAGGGCGTACCCGCGGTCAGCGTCGCTCCAGGCCAGGAACTTGCTGTGCGGGATGCCGAGCGGGACGCAGTAGTCCAGCTCGGCCCGCAGTTGCGGGTCCGCCCTTAGCTGAAAGTCAGGCCGGCCGTGTCCGTCTTGCGCTGGTTGACGTCGAGGGCGGTGAGGTACAGCTCGGTCCACTCGCCGTCGTTCCAGTCGGCGGCCATCTCGGCGGCTTCCTCGACGGTGACCTTCGGTTCGGTGAGGGACGCGGCCACTAGTGCCGGGTAGAAGGTGTCGGCGTGCCACAGGGCCTTGGCCTTAGCATTGCCGCTGGACTGCTGGACGGACTTGTTGTCGTCCTCCGTTGGCGGGTGCTCGGCCTTGAGGGCGTCGAAGCTGCCGTCGCCCTTGCGGGGCATGGCGCGCAGCCGCATGGTGAGCGCGGAGGCGCGGACGGCGCGTTCCGCGTCGTCGACTGCGGCCTGCGCTGCGGCCCGATCGTCGGCGGTGGCCCCGAAGGGCAGGTCGTCGCGGCGAGCCTTCGCCAGCCGGTAGGCGGTAGCTGCCTCGTCGTCGGTGACGAGGGTGAACGTGGCCTCGCGGCGCTTCTTGCGGTCCTTGACCTGGCTCCAGGTGAGCTGCTGCGGTCCGGTGTCGGTCTGAATCATGGTGGTAGCTCCAGTGGTCGCGGTGGAGGGGAAGCCGAGACGGGTGCGGGCGCGACTCCCGCACCCGCCTCAGCCGATCAGGGGGTGTGGATCAGGCGGCGGCGGGGGGCACGACGGCGTTCTTCTCCGGGTCCTCGGGGACCGAGAACGTCACCTGAAACTGCCCGTAGGAGGACAGGTCGAGCTGCTGGTTGACGCCGGCGGAGATGGTCGGCCAGCACTCGCAGCGCTCACCCGGGATGTCGCCGTAGTCCAGCTTGACCAGCACCAGGTTGGTGCCCTCCTCAAGGACGTCCCGGTTCGTGGTGTCGCCGCGCACGTCCTTGAAGGTGAGGCTGGCGTCGCCAGCGGTGCGCTCCCCGGCGACGTTGCCGGTGAACGAGGAGTCCAGGTCTGGGGTGGGGATGAACGCGGTGGAGATCTGGAAGCCGCCGATGCCCACGATGTTGGTGAGGCGGGTCCCGGCGTCGAGCTCGGTGCGGGTGGGGTTCTTGAGGTCGGCGATGGACGGGCAGGCGATGAACTTCGTGACGCCGCGCACGAAGTACGGGCCGACGGGTGCGGTCATGGTCAGGACTCCTGGGTGTTCGTGACCGCGGGCGCGGCCTTGGCGGGTGCCTTGGGGGCGGGGCTGGGCTGGTACAGCTCGGCGAGTTCGTCGCGGCCGAGGGCCATCGCGTCGTCGTAGGGCATGCCGGTGGCGACGGCGTACGTCTTCCACGCGGCGGCGGACGCGGACTTGGCGGGCTGCTTCAGCTCGGCGCCGGGCTCGGCGACTGCGGTGGCGTCGACGCGGCCGACCAGGACCCAGCCCTTGGCGGCGGCGGCTGCGAGGGCCCGTTCGCCGATAACGGCGTCGCCTTCGACGTTCGGGTGCGCGATGCGGAACATGGGCGGGGTCTCCTCAGGCTGGGGCGATGGTGAGCAGGTAGCGGGCGGGCAGGGAGAACACGGTGTTGGGGTGGGCGCCGGACCGGTCGATGCCAGGCATGGCCGGGTCGGGTCGGCGGCGGATGCACTGCCAGCCGTCCGGCAGCAGCAGCGGGTGCGTGTAGCCGTCTGCGGTGCGGGCCAGGAGCCGGTCGCGGTAGTGCTGCCCGGCCCGTTCGCACTGGTTGCGGTACTGGCCGACGGCGGTGACCTGGTAGGGGACGGTCACTTCGCGCGGGTCGTCATCCAGGGTGGGGAACGGGTCGGTGGAGCCGCCGGTGAGCCGGTACAGCAGCCCGTACGGGTACGGCGGCTTGAGCGGGTCGCCCGCGTACCCGGCGTCGTACACCCAGCGGGGCCGGTCCTTGGCGACGTCGCCGCGCAGCAGGGTCAGCACGGCGGTGGTGACCAGGTCCAGCGGCGGGGACGCGAGAGGGTCGGTCACCAGTCGACCGCCCGTTCAGCAACCTTCGCCATGGCCGCCTCGAAGACCGGCTCGATGACGTCAACGGCCGGGGCCAGATGCTCGTACGGCGGCTGCGCGTAGTGCCGGCCGATCGAGTCGACGCCCACGAACCCGTACTCCAGGCGGTTCGCCTGCACCCGGTCGGTACCCGCCGACCACGACACCGAGTTGGGGTCGGCGGCGTCGACCCTGCTCGACTCCCACGACCCGCGGTAATCCCCGGTGGGGGCGTTCGGGCCCGGCCGTCCCGACGCGTTCTGCTGCGTGAGGGCGACCAGGTCGGCGGTGGACTTCTCCACGACCACGGGCATCAGGTCATCGACCTGCGTGGCGCCTCGCTCTAGGCGGGCGACGAGCTCTCGGGCTCCGTCGACGTGCCATCTGCCGGAGGTAGCCACGACGACCCCTTCAGTAGGTAGCGGCGGTAGGTGGCGAAGGACCGTTCCTCTTCGCCGACGACGACGAACTGGTCGCCGACGAGGCTCGGCGAGGCCATGGATGTGGTGACCGTCCACGTGTCGCCGGGCCGCAGGTCGGGGGAGTCGACGGGGAGACGCAGCACACGCGCGTTGGGCACCCCGCCCTGATCGTTGACGCTGCCCTGGGGGGCTTTCTGCCCGCTGGACGGGTCGGCCACGATCCCGGGGCCCGCGTACACCTCGCGCTCGGGCGGGCCGGCCACGTTGCCGTCGGCGTCCAGATCCGGTGTCTGGCCGGGGTCGGTCGGCCGGGTGGCCACGCCGGCGTCGAGCATCTGCGCGGTACGGGCCGCCGTCAGCTGCTGCATGGCCGCCGCGTACTGGTCGGCCACGTTCACCACTGGCCCCGCTCGGTCAGCTCCGGGCGGGAGCCGACCCCGCCCACGACGTCGAAGAAGAACCCGTCGTCGGACGCGGCCGCCTCGTCGGCTGCCTGCGCGCGCAGTGTGCGGGCGCGGGCCATGAGCACGGTGGCCCGCTTCGACCCGTCGAGGCTGATGTCGTCGGAGGACACGGCGGTGACCAGCTGCCCGGCGACCACCTCGAGGGCGTCCGCCGCGGCCAGCTTCACCGCGCCGCCGTGCATCTCGAGCAGCGCGTCGATCTCGCTGTCGTCGATGTCGGCGGCGAGCAGGCCGGTGAGGGTGCGCACCGCCGCCCGGGACGGGCTGGGTTCAGTCACGGTGCCTCCTGGCCACGGTCGGAGGGGGTGACGCCGGGGCGCAGGACGCGGCGATGGCAGCCGGGGAAGGTACCCCCGTGGACCCGGCCCGCCGGCCTTACCGGTAACAGCAGGGAGCGAGGCCCTTGGGGGACCGGGCGTCGCCCCGGCGTCAGGTCAGGGGCCCGGCCGTGGTCGCGTCACGGCCGGGCGGTGGGTCAGGAGCCGGCGCCCGTGCTCATCGCGGTGGCGATGGGATCGATCGGGGCCGAACCGAGGACGTGGCGCACCCGGTACTGCACGTCGTCGATGTCGAACGACCCCTCCTCGGCGCCGATCTGCCCGCCGCCGACGGCCTGGCCGGTGTCGGCCTTGACCCGCAGCTCGGGCTGCTCGTGGCCGCGGAGGAACGCCACCGCGAGGGCGGGGCGGGCCGTGGTCGGGGCGGGCAGCAGGTACCAGGTGCTGTTCGCCGTGTTGCTGGTGTCGACCACCGACAGCCACGGGTCGACGACGACGGTGACCCGCCGCGCCAGCCAGTTGGCGACCGTGACCTCCTGGTCGCCGTCGGTCGTCTTGATCTGAAGGGCGCCGACGACGTTGTTGGCGACGACCTCCAGCGCCGGCGGGACGACGAGGACTGCGGCGGTGACGACGATCGGTCGACCCTGCGAGTCCTTGCGGGTGCCGACGGTGGTCAGCGCCGCGGACAGCGAGTTGATCGACAGCGTCGGGTTGCCGGTCAGCAGGTTGTTGTTGCCCGACTTGAACAGCACGTCGTTGCCGCTGCCCCGCTTCGCGAGGACGCTGGCGGCGGTGCGGGACTCGGTGTCGCGGGCGCCGATGGCCAGGTTGCCGGGCAGGTCGCGCAGCTGGTCGATGTCGTCGTTGATGATCGACTCCCAGCTGATGGCGAACCGGCCACCGAACTTGCCGACCGAGATCTCTCGCTCGTTCGCGGAGATGTCGCGCGCCGGGTACTCGGTGAGCTCGGGCACCCGGTCCAGGGCGGCGCGACCGCCGAGGAGGTCGATCATCTTCTTCGGCCGGAAGTCGCGCACGGTGGTGCGGGACGCGTACTGCGACCACACGGCCGGCAGGTCCTGGTAGCGAGCCAGCAGCTCCCGGTCGAGGACGTCACCGGTGGCGGAGACGAACAGGTCCGAGGTGGTGAGCGCCTCCTGCACGTCCAGGGCGGCGCGGCGGTCGCCGGCGAAGACGCGGCCCCACATGGTGGCGGCCTCGTTGACCAGCGCGAGACGCTGCGGGGACAGGCGTCGGCGGCCACCGAGGCCGAAGCTGGTGGCGTCGGCTCCGGTGAGGGACGCCGACTCGTTGACGAAGCTGTTCATGGTCGGGTGTCTCCTCAGACCTGGGCGATCTTGACGACGATGGGTCCGGTGCCGGAGCCCTTGGTCTCCAGGGCGTAGCCCCAGACGGTGTTGCCGGTCGCGGTCGCGGTCAGCGCGCCGCCGCCGGCCGGGATGTAGACCGGTGTGCCGACGGCGGCGATGGCGCCGGTGACGTCGACGCGGTGGCCGCCCTTGAGCCAGACGGTGGCGTTCTCGGCGGTGTTGCCGCCCTGGCCGCGTGCGGTCTGGGTGATGCCGACGAGCGAGCCGACGATCACCGGGGTGCCGGCGGCCGTGTCGGCGGGGACGGGCAGCGACAGGTGGTCGGCGTCGCGGAAGACCTCGTTGCGGGCCATGGTCAGGCCTCCTTCACGGTGCGGCCGAAGGCGGCGCCGATGTTGGCGTCGACGGTGGACTCGGTGAGCTGGGCGCCCTCACCGGTGGCGGACTCCTGCGCGGAGCCGAACGTCCCGAACAGGGACGTGGGCGCGGCCGGCGCGTAGTCGGCGATCTCAGCCTCGGCGGCCTTGACGGCGGACTCGACGGCCGCGGTCAGCGCCTCGTCGGCGATGGCACCGTCCTTGACCGGCAGCGAGCCGACGATGGACTCGACCAGGCGCAGCTGCGTACGCGCGCCCAGCGTCTTGGACTCGGCGACCTTCGCGGCGACGGTCGGCCGGGCCGCGGCGCGGGCGTCGGTCTCGGCGAGCTTGGCCTCGGCGGTGGTGGCGCGCTGGACGGCGGCGTCACGCTCGGACTCGAGCGTGGGCACCCGGCCAGCGGCCTCTTCGAGCGAGCGCAGCTGCGCTTCCTCGATCTGGGGCATGGTGTCCTCCTGGGACTCCTGGGTGGGGGTATCCGCGGCCGGGTCGACCGGGACGTATCGGGTCTCCGCGCGCACCCGGGTGGGCTCGCCGGAGAGGGCCACGCCGCTGTCGCCTGCGGTGTAGGTCAGCTGCCAGGTGGCCGACTCGTCGGGGGTGTCGAGGTCGAACCACACACTGGTGTCGTCGAAGTCGCGCACCCACACGTAGGTGTCTTCAGCGCCGAACGCGGTCTTGAGGGCGTCCTGCAGCAGCTCGCGGCGCTCGTTGGCGGTGGCCTCGGCAACGCCGTTCGCCACCGCCCGGGCGTTCACCGTGTCGGGGCGGGCGGACTCCAGCAGGGACAGCACCTTGCCGCCGCGGCCGGCGCGAGTTACCAGGTCGACGCTGTGGATGTGCTCCAGCGACTTCACGACCCTCTCGCCGTTCTCCATGACCACGTCGCCGTCGCCCACGATGGACAGGCCAACGTGCTCGGCGAGATCGGAGAACAGCTCGCGGTAGGGCTTGAACACCTGATACTCGGCGACCAGCCCCTGCAAGCTCTCGTCCCAGACGGCGTCGGAGGTGAACACTCCGACGAGGTCTCGGACGGAGCGTTCGGGGCGCTCGGTGCGGCCGGAAGTGGTGTCGTGGTCCCAGAAGGAATGCGTGCCGCGGGACAGTAGGTTGCGGTTCGCGGCCTCGCGCAGCGTCTCGACCGGATAGCGACCGGAGCTTCCGACCCCGGCCGTGATGGCCACCACGCGGTACCGGCCGTTCCCGAGCGATTCGGCCTCTTGGACCTGGACTGATTCGTTGATCGGTACAGGCACGAGACCTCCTGGTGCTACATGAGCAGTGGTTGGTAGATGGGTGCCGCGCGGTCGCCCTTGCGGCTGTTGCAGGGCTGGCAGGCGGGCACGACGTTGGAGGCGGTGTGGTGGCCGCCCTTGGCGAGCGGGATCACGTGGTCCTGAGTGAGCCGCTTCGGCTTGATGTGGCAGTAGGCGCAGCGTTGGCCGTAGGCGGCCTTGATCGTGGTCCACTCGGCGCCAGTCAGGTCGTTGACCTCAGCGCCGCGGTGCATTGCCTTGCGCTTGTTGTTCGCCGTGCGGATGGCGTCGCGGTTGGCCTCGCGGTACTGGCGCCGGTACTCGCGCACCCGATCCCTATTGGCCGCGTACCAGCGGCGCTGGGCCTCTAGGTTTCGCTCAGGGTTGGCGTCGCGCCAAGCCGCCACGTTGGCTCGCGCCTTTTCCCGGTTCTCCGGGCGCGCACGATGCATCGCAGCCCTCTCGCGGGCGGCGTCGAGGTTTTCGTCTCGCCACTTCTTCATGGCGTGCTTGTTGCAGAGACCATGAGCGGCGTGCTTGCCGCCGCAGCCCTCTATGGAACAGAGACGGACAGGGCGAGGTGCTCGCGGCTTCGGGGCTCTGCGCGGCGGCACGGCGAGCGGGTCGCCGTGCTTCATCCACCGCTGGTAGTGCTTGCTGCACCATCCGCGGGCGATGACGAGGCTGTCGCAACCGTCGATTGAGCACGTACGATCTAGCACGTTGACCCCTACCCGGGTTGACCATGCCCCCGGGCGGTTACAGCCGTCGCGGGGGTCTCTTGCTGCCATTATGCCAGGTCGGAGGCCGGTTTGGGCGTTCTTGACGATCCCGACTGCCCGCATGACTGGTGGCTGGCCCGGATGGTGTTGGACGGGCGGGGTGCGCTGCTGGTGGACCGCTGCCGGGTGTGCGGGGTGATCGCAGTGACCCCGGCGTCAGGCGACCGGACGAATGACGGAGGTTCGTCGTCATACAGGGTGTGACGACAGCTGAGTTCATCGACGACAACGACCCCGGCTACTGGGAGCGGTTCCTGGCCGCCCGCGAGGGGGACATGCGGATCGAGGTGGCGAAGCGCGCCATCAACCAGGGCGCGCTGGCCGGGATGGGTAGCGAGGTGAGTGACTACGCCGCCTGGCTGGTCATCGACGCGCTTGACTCGTTCGATGCTGACGCCACTCAGCGAGCCTGGTCCGCCGGGTTCCGGCAGGGCGTCGCGTTCGGCGAGGTGAAGGCGTCAGGCGACTTGCGCGAGATCCCGGACGGGCCGGACGGCGAATGACCGCCGCCAGTCGACGTTCGGCTTCTCGACGGTGAGCGACGACCACGGGGCGCCGTCGTCCAGCGCTTTCAGTCGCGCCGGGCCCATGATCGCGAGCTGCTGCTCCCGGTCCAGGGTGCGGAAGTGGTCCTCAGCGGAGATGCGCTGCAGCCCGGCCGGCTCATCGAGGTCGATGCCGAGTTCGTGCCAGGTCTTGGTGCGCAGCATTCGGGTGCACCGGCAGTTGACGTGCCCGTCGGGGCCGGTCTCGTCGAGCTCGTGGATGGTGCCGTCTTGCGCCCAGCACGCGGGGCAGGTGGTGGCCGACCTGCTGCTGAGCCACTCCCAGCCCTGCAGCGTCGAAGCGTTCGCCTGCCCCCACGCTTGCGTCGCCGCTCGACTCGCATCGAGAAGCTCGGTCCTCGCGATGGCTTCGGCGCGGGTGAGCGGCAGGTCCACGGCACCGGCCCTGGCCAGCCGCACCATGTTGCGCGCCGTCTTCACCGGGTTGTCCGACGCCGCGGCGCCCTGCACGAGTGCGGTGCGGACCGCGACCTGCCCGGCCTGCGACAGCGGCCGGGTGCGGCTCACGATTTGCTGGCTCGTCCTGGCCACGATCGTCCCGATCACGTCCGGGTTGACGTCCACCAGCGGGTAGCCGGCCGCGGGCAGCTGCGATCCGGCGATCGCCGCCTGCGCGGCGACGCTGATCGACGTGACCTGCCCGAGCGCGTCGGTGATCACCACCGCAGACTGCGCCGCAAGCTGGTCGAGCTGGTCGGCAATAATCTGCAGCGCCGACGCGATCCGGGAGGACCGCTCCACGCGGGCGCGGGTGATCGGCTCGTCGGCGAGCTCCAGCAGGGCGGCGAGCAGCTGCCCGGACACGGTGTCCCAGGCGAGGCCGTAGGCGCGCCCGAGTTCAGACAGCTGCCGGTCGATCACCTGGTCGAGGTTGATGGCCAGGGCCTTCATGAGGCGGATCGTCTTGGCGGTGACCGGCACGACTACCGCCCCACGACCTGGATGACCTGGGGCGGATGAGATCCGACGCCGACGGCGCCGGTGCAGATCACCGAGGCCCCGCGAAGCCGCGCAGTGCGGCATCGCGGACAGTAGGTGCCCCAGATGGTCGGCAGCTTCGCCTTCACCGGTACGCCTCCTCTGCCTGCGATCCGGCCGCCCCGTCCCGTTCTCGCTGCCGTGCGGCGGCATCGGCCATCGCGCGCGGGCTCTGGAACTGCCCGCGCTCGTCCACTAGGTCCTTGAGCAGCTCGTCCACGTCCTCCACGCCGAGGGCCTCCAGCATCAGCTGCAGGATGAGCAGCGGTGGGGCGTCGGAGTCGCGTGCGGTCTCCAGGGCCTTCATGCGCTGGTCGAGCGGGAGGTCGGCGATCGGCGGGAACGTGACGTCCACCGTCGTGTCCGCGTCCTCGCCGACGGCCAGCACCCGGTCGTCGATGGCGACGGCGATGACGTGGTCGAAGAACGCCTTGAGCCAGTCCGTCCACAGCTCCTGCGACGACCCGGTGGTGAGCTCCAGCGGCCGGTCCAGCGTCTCCGCCACGGCGCGCGCGCCGGAGGTGCCCGGGTCTGCGAGCAGCATCGTCAGCGGCACGTCCAGCGCGGCGGCGACCATCCCGGCCAGCGGCTTGCCCGACCCGGAGTCGATCGTGGCCCCGGAGGAGTGCATCGGCGCCATCGTGGCGTCCGGGGACATGACCGCCGTCTGCCCGGTCGGATCCGTCGCCTGACCGGTGATCGGGTCCGTGCCGCGCCCGTTGCCCAGCGCCCGCGCCACCTTCGCGCCGTGCTTCGCCGGGGCCGTGGCCTTGAACGCGTACCGGGCCAGCGACTTCATCAGCCCAGCCCAGCCCGACAGGTAGTCGGCGTACGCCCGATCCCAGTCGATCGCCGGGTACACGGTCGGCACGCCCCACGGGGCTTCGCCGACGGAGTTGATGGCGCAGTGCTGGATGGGCTGGTCCCAGCGCACCGGGTCCGAGCCGATCAGCATTACCCGGTCACGCAGGCCAGTGGCGCGCGCATAGCCGAGGGTGGGATGCCACTCGGTACGGGTCACCGTCTGCGGGGCCGGGACGCGGCCGTTGCGGTCGACGAACCGCAGGTCGGTGCGCTTCGTCGACCACGTGCGCTTGTACAGCCACACATCGTTCGGGTCGTCCGGGTTCGCCACGTAGTCGACGATCTGCGCGGGCAGCACCAAGCGGGGCCGCACCGTCTTCGCGATCTCGTCGTGCACGGCGAGGAGGAAGAACTCGCCGGCCGTGTGCAGGTTGACCTCCCGCTCCTCGCGGGCCTGCCCGGAGCCCAGGGTGCGCTGCCACTCCGCGGAGTCCATGACGGACTGAACCAAGTCGTTCACGGGGGAGTCGGCGCCGTCGTCCTGGGACGCGTCACGGGCCGCGACGTCGACGCCACCGCCCCACGTGTAGTTCTTGCGCAGGCGCACACCGCGGCCGATCAGGGGGGCCTTGATGTAGGCCATGAGGCACACGCGGTGCAGCTCGATCAGCTCGGCGCGGGTCATCAGCTCGGCGTCGCTGCCGCCGACCTTCTTCCAGCCGGCGTCCTCACGCCTGAGCGCGGCCATGCCGTCGCCTACGGCTTCGGACAGCAGCTCGAAGTCGTTGCGGAGCGCGGCGTGTTCGGCCAGCGGCACGGTGGCCTCCGGTGCGGGCCGGCGGAACAGGTCGGCGAGGGCCACGCGCACCCCCGTCGGTCAGTCAGCTGGCGATCGGCGGATTCGTTGGGCGGGTCCGGTGCAGGCCGCGGACAATCAGGCTGACGAGGGCAAGGCTCACGCCGTAGTCGCGGGCGATCTGCGACTTCTCGCCATGCCGGCCGGTGTAGGAGGCCCGGATGGCGGCTACGTCAGCGTCGGACAGCTTCGCGTCGACGTGTCGCTCGCCATTCCGACTACGTCGCTTGCTGGCCATGTCGGCCATGTTCTGGGCAGTAGTCCCCGCGAATAGGTGCGCCGGGTTGATGCACGGCGGGTTATCGCAGCGATGGCAGGCGTTCTGGCCAAGCTCGAGCGAGCCGATCCAGGTCAAATAGGCCAAGCGGTGAGCATCGTGCGACTTGCCCTCGATGGCGCCCAGCTTCCCGTACCCCTTTGGGTTCCGGGCGCCACGCCATTCCCAGCAGGGCCCGAGTTCGGGACGGCGCAGCACCTCGGTCCAGCCGATGAACCGCAAGCGCTCGTCAGCAGAGGCGCCGGCCGGTGCGCGCCGTAGGGCAAGGGGGTCGCCGTACCGACGCCAGCGGGAGTAGTGCAGGTGACACCAGCCGCGACAGCTATGCGGTCTCGTGCAGCCGTCGATCGAGCAGGTACGGTTCGCCATGTCGGCCTCTCATCCAGGTCGTCCACGCCCCGGGGAGGTTGCCGCCTCCGCCGGGGTTCTTGCTGCCCATCCTAGCTGGTCAGACGTCTAGTAGCTGCTGATCCGCAGCTCTTCGTCGACCTCATCCCAGTCCGGCTCGTCGCCCTCGCCGAACAGGAACGGGCTGATCATCATGCGGTTGATGGCCTGAGTGGTCATGTCCACCGCGTCATCGAAACGGCCGTTGGGGAACGCGGCGGCCTCCTCGACGAGCTCGTCGACGACCGGTAGCAGCTCCGACGCCGGCAACCAGACGTTCCCGGCCTCCACGAACGGCGAGGCGGCATTCGCGCGGGCGACCTTGCCGCCCTCCGGCTCCACCGGGATCAGGCCCGGCACCGACCGGGACAGCAGATTGATCACCGCGTCGCCGTTGGCCTTCGCCTCGATGAACTTCGCGATCGCCTGCGGCCACTTCGCCGACATCGACCGAACAGCGCCCACAGTGTCCGTGAAGTTCATGCGCCGGCGCACCATGTCCAGCAGGTAGAGCTCGACACCGCGGCGGAGCCAGACGCCACCGACGACGTAGTCCGAGTTTTTGGTGTCGCGGAAAGCGCAGTCCCAGGACATCGCGATCTCGTCACCGGGCGAGGTGGGTACCCAGAAGGAACCGTCGTTCCGCTCGACCCACAGTGGGGCCTCGTAGCGGGCCCACTGGTCGCGCTTGAACAGGGACCCCTCGGCCGGCGCCGGTCGGCCTTGGTACAGCGATGCCCACGTACGCGCCCCGGAGCGGACCTTGATCGCGGCCCACTGCTCGAGGGTCCGTCCGCGGGCGGAGCGCATGAACTCGCCGACCTCGCGGTCCAGCGCGTCCGTCTCGCCCTTGGCCGGGTCGTGGTCAGCTTGGGCGGGGATGTTGACGACCCGCCACAGGTGCCCGTCGGGTGCGGCGAGGAGCCGTCCGGCCAGGTCGTCTTCGTGCCAGCGGGTGAGGATGACGACGACGGGGGCGCCGGGGGCGAGGCGGGTGGAGGCGACGTCGGTCCACCAGTCCCACACGTTGCCGCGGAACGTCTCCGAGTCCGCTTCCTTGCGGTCCTTGATCGGGTCGTCGATGACCATGACGTCGGCGGGGCGGCCGGTGAGGCCACCGCCGATGCCCACGGACAGGACGCCGCCGCGGTGTCCGTTCAGCGTCCACTCGTGAACGGCGCCGTTGTCGGGGGCGATGGCCAAGCCCAGCTCGGGGTGGGAGGTGATGCGGTTGCGGATCGCCCGCCCGTTGCGGGTGGCCAGGCCTTGGCCGTAGGAGGCGACGACGATGCGGGCCTCGGGGTGCTGGGTGAGCCACCAGGTGGGGAAGTCGCCGGCGACCCGGGTGGACTTCCCCTCCTGCGGCGGCATCGTGATGATGAGCCGGCCGTCGGAGGTGTTGGCGACGTCGACGAGCGCCTGGTCGATGAGGTCGAGCGCCGGTGTCTGCACGGTCGCGGGGTTGATGGCCTTGGCGAGGTCGCCGGGCGTGGCCCAGCGCGGCCCGGTGGGCTGCTCGAAGGCGGCGATGGCGTGGTCGAGCCAGGTGGTGCTCACCGCGGGTCACCTCTTCCCCAGGCGGCGCGCGGTGAGGGCTTGAGAGAGGACCGGCTGGTTACGTAACCGGAGGCAGGGTCTCCGGGGTTCTCCCACTTGGCTCACTGTCCCAGCACGGCTGCGCATCACCGCAGGCTGTCGAGGACCGATCCTCAGTGCCGGGAGAGGGATTCGAACCCTCGACCTCCAGGTTATGAGCCTGGCGAGCTACCGAACTGCTCCACCCCGGTGTGTGCCGTGCCGCCCCGGCCGTGTGGCTGCGGGGCGGCACGCACTGTTCAGTTGTCCGGGCCGTTGGTAGCTGGCTCCGGTCTGGTGGCCCGCCGCTGTTGGACGAAGCCGATCCCAGCTGTGAACCAGGGGCTCCGGCTGGGACGTTGGGGCGATCAGGCCGCTGGTCGAGGCGTAGCGGCGCGATGGTTGGACCCGAGGGTCAAGAGCCACCAGGCGCTTACGCCCGTCCCGCCTAGCTTGGCCCCGCGCGGGATGAGGCACCTGATCGCGGTCGCCTCGCGGGATTGCCCCCCGGAGACGACGAAGCCCCGCGCGCTCTTACGGCGACTGCGGGGCTAGGTGCGGAGACACGTCATCCGCTGGACCTAGCGTGGCAGCCGAATCACTCTCCGTCAAGCCGACGCGCTTGCCTCGCGTGTCGCCAGGTTCTGGACTTGCGTGCGCGCCAGGTTCCGTTCCGCGGCGTTCTTGGCGAGTACGACGTCGATGCCGCGGAACAGGGGCCGGCGCCGTGGTCCGTAGTCGCACGGCCGCAGGTGTCCGCGGCGCTTCCAGTCCCGCACCTGCTGCTCGGTCACCTGGGCGTAGATGGCAGCCTCGGCGACGGTCAGGACGGCGTCGTGTATGTCTTCTCGCTCCAGGCGCTCCAGCAGGTCACACGGGCCGTTCACCCGGCCACCTGCGCGTCCTCGGTGGCTTCGGCCCACAGGTAGCGGCAGCGCTGACAGGTGCGCAGCAGCCAGCCGGGCTCGGCGGACTGCGACAGGGTGCCCCTGTCCAATAGGCGGCCCCATGTCGTGATCTCGACGTTCGATGGCTGCCACTCGGTGTCCGCGCCCTGGTGAAGGCACTTCGGGCACACGCAGTCGTCCCCGCTGTACGGGTTCACGCGGCTCCCTCCACGTAGTCAGCGTCGTCGGGCAGCGGCGGCCGGTACTCATGGGTGGCCTGGCAGTTCTGGCACTGCATGAGGTCGTCCCCGGCGTGGTGGGTGACGGCCCCTTGGATGCCGCAGGCGGGGCATCGAAAGTCGCGGTAACGGCGCACCGCAGTCTTGGCGTCCCGGTCGAGGCCGGGCAGGTTGCGTACGTGCGACCGCCAGTCGAGCAGCTCGGCAACGGCCTGGGCGCCGGACTGCTCGATCTCGGGTTCCTGCCGCGACACGGCGAACGCGGTGACGGGGGCGGATACCCAGGCGGGCAGATGGGCGGCGAGCAGCACCGCCGCGTCGACTACCTGCCGGCCCTCGCGCTTGCCGTCACGCACGGGGTCCGACAGCCCGGCGGTGGTGCGCACTTCGTCTTCCCAGCGGGTGAGGAGCTGGTGCACCTGTTCGGCGAGGTGGAACGCCTGGGCGTTGAGCGGCATGGGGTTGGCGCGGGATGCGGTGACCATCTCGGAGCGCACGGCTGCGGTGGTGAGCAGGGTGTGTCCGCGCAGGTCGCGGTACAGCCAGGGGGCTTGGGCGAGGACTCGGGCGGCGGCGGTTTCGCACGCGCCGCACAGTGGTCGGTCGCAGGTGGCGCCGACCTTCTTCGTGGCGGTTGGGTCGGTTGGGTTGGGCTCGGAGGCGTTGCAGCGAGGCCCGCGCCCGCACCGGTGCGGGGAAGGTGGCTCGGTCATGCGGTCGCCTTTCGGCTCCGGGCGGCAGAGGCGCGCTTGTTCCGGTTGCGGCACTCGCGGCAGTGGCGCTGCGTCGGGTACTTCGCCGGGGTGTAGACGTTGTTGCCTTCGATCGCGTGGCCTCGGCCGCATCGGCGCTGCCTGTGCACGACGGCGGTGGGGGACATGCCGCGCAGCACATTCTCCCGGTTGGTGACGACGTCCAGGTGCTGTGGGTTGACGCACGGCGGGTTGCGGCAGAGGTGGTCGATGACGTCGCCCTCGGCGAGAGGGGGGGTGCAGCGGGTGCACAGCACCCAGCCGTTGGTGAGGTGCTCGAACGGTTCGGCGTGCCCGAACAGGCGGCAGGTGAGGGAGATGCGCCACGGCACGTGCACGTCGCGGTGCGCGCCGGACTGCTGCTGGCGGCTCACCAGACGATCCGATCGCGCCGCTTGTCGCAGGAGGTGCACCAGCGGCGCTGCATCGTGTACGGCTGGTTGAAGTCCTCCCACCGCGTCCAGCGGTGCCAGTGCCAGCTCACGTCCCCGTCCCCTCGGGTGGCTGCCCCGTGGTGCCGCCCAGAGCGCGGCGAAGGCGGTCGGCGGCCTCGCGACGGGCGGGATGCGCTCCTCGCGCCGCCTCGCGCTCTAGCTCGGTCGACAAGTCCCGCACCCGCTGCACCTGGGCGCGGGCCTCGTTGCGCTCAGCGACCAGGCGGGTGAGCGAGGGCAGCAGGGCGTCGGCTAGGTCGTCGGCGTCTTTGGCGCTGACCCACAGTTCGCCGTCCATGCGCCGCCGTAGCGCCGCCGCGATCTCCTCCCGCAGCCGCTCGGTGTCCTGCCCCGCGGGTGCGGCCCCGTTGACCGCGTCCACGGCCCGTGCCGCGTCCTCGGGGCGGTGGAAGGTGGCGACGGGCCGCTCGCCCTCGTAGACGTGCAGGCCGTAGTGCTGGCCAACCCGCCACGGGGCTGGCCGCGGCGGGTTGCAGCCCCAGCAGTAGATCGGGTTATCGCCGCCGTGCTCGCAGAGGCCGCCGGTGTCTTGCCCCGCCGACGGTGCGGTCGAGGTAGCATCGGAGTCACCCCCTGGGAGCGCAAGCTCGTCGGTGACCGTGCACGGAAAGACCCGGCCATACGCCCAGGGGGGCTTACTTTCTCCGGACCCGTCGTCCGCTTCCCCGCCTGCGCCGGGCTGGGCGGCAGCCGCAGCGGCGCGGCGGTGGAGGATCTCCTGTTCATCCTCAAAGCCGCTTACCGGGGCCGACGATCGGTGCTCGTCCCGGTTGCCGGGCTGGGGGCTGGCGGGGGAGGTCATCGGCTTCCTGCCTTCCATCGGTCGATGAGGTGCTGCCCGAACGCCAGGTGCGCCCCGACCGTCGAGGTCCACAGCGCGGACAGCCAGCCGCACGTGCACTCGGCCCAGCAGCCGTGACGGCCGGTGCGCAGCAGCCGCGGGTGGTGGCCGCTCACTCCGGCCTCCCCGTGGTGGCGCGCAGCAGCGCCAGGCAGTCCGCCTTCACGGCGGTGCCCGGCTGCGCCGGGTCGACGGTGTTAACCACCCGTCGTCTGACGGCGGCCAGCGCCTCCGCTGCCGCCTCGGCCTCGGCGCGTTCCCGGTCCGCCTCGATCAGCGGCAGCTGCTGGTCGGCCAGGTGCTGCCCGTAGGTGAGGTTGTCGCACACCACGCCGCACAGGACGCCGCAGGAGCAGATGCGGCCGACGGGATCGAACTCGTGGGCTCGGGCGACCTCGGCGAGCTGGTCGCGGAGGGTGGGCTGGTCGGCGCCCGAGCACGTCACCGGGTCGTGCTGCTGCTTGATCCGAGGCTGGTGCGCCTCGTGGCAGGTGGCGTCGCAGTCGGGGTCGCACACAGAGGGGCAGCGTCGGTCGTCGCCCGAGGCGGCAGCGCGGTCGCGGGCGTTCTGCGCATCCACCTCGGCGCGGGTGATGCCCAACTGCTGCATCCACTCCGGGTCGGCACCCGAGGCGGCGGTCACCGGGCACGCTCGCAGTCGTGCGCGTGAAAGCCGTTAACGCCACCGCACTCCCCGTCCTGGTCGCGAGGTCGCTGGATCGCCTCGCCGTTGTTGCAGTTGGCGCAGGCTGCTACGTCCCGCTTCCACCTGCGCACCTCGGTCCCGGGTACGGGCACCGCCTCGTGCGGCTCGATGTACCGGAAGTGCTGCCAGACGCCCTCCTCGTCGTGCCTGCGCTGGGGGCCAGCCACGGCGGCGCGGCCGGTGCCGTCGCAATCCAGGCACGTCGTGGCCGCCTCGCTGCCGTCGGGCATCCCAAGAAGCGGCACGCGACCAGTGCCTCGACACGGTTCGCAGTCGAAGCCTCGGGATCGGTTGTCCTCCCACGCGTCCAGCACGCGCTGCACGGCCTGCCCGCTGCCGGTGCCGGGTGCGGGCTCGGGGGTGAGCAGAGCCAGCAGCTCGTCGGCGTCAGCGAGCCAGCTGGCGCGCATCTCGGCCCCTTCGCTCCAGCCCAGCGTGCGGTCCCAGCCGCCTGCCACCTCGCGGGCCGCGAACCACCGCGCCACGTTGTCGCGGTTCGCCGTCCCCGACACCAGCGGCCGGGCAGGCAGGGCGGCGACGCGCTGGATCAGGTCGTCCCGCTCGGCAGCACGGTGCCTGCTGATTTCCAGCGACATCTCCAGCGATGCGGTCCGCTTAGCCAGCTCGGCGCGTAGCCGGGCGACCTCCGCCCCGTCGTCCTCCCCGGTACGGGCAGCGGGCGGGGTGCCGGGTGCGGGCTTGAGGGCAGCGAGCTGGTCTGCGAGGTCCAAGGCCAAGGCGGCGCCCATGATGAGCGAGTCCTTGTGGAAGCGGTCGAAGCCGTCGTCGGGCTGGCCGCGTTCGGCGATCTGCACGACCTCCTTCACGCGGCCGCTGAACTCGGCGTCGTGCCAGTAGCGGCGACCGGCTCGCGCGCTGAGTGCTGTCGCGTCGTCGGCGCCCGTGCGGTCCACGGGCACTGGGGCGGTCACCGGGCGGTCGAAGTCGCCCCTCTGAGCGCCGGTCACCGTCGGGCCTCGATCAGTCGCGCGCACCGCTTGCACAGCGGCAGCTCGTCAGGTTGGACGGGCCACGACGAGTGGCCCGGGGCGCTCTGCGCGCACAGCGTGGTAGTCGACCGGCCGCCATCCAGGAACGGGAGCGCGTGCGCCACTGCCGATCCCCGCCGCTGCACCAGGCGGTACAAGCCGGACACCGCCTCGCCCTGGGCGGGCTCGCCCCTCTGGGCGGTCATCGCGCGGCCTCGCAGCCCTGGCAGCGCATCACGCCGTCCTCCCCGCGCTCGAAGATCAGCTCGGGGTCGACGCCATCCGGGAGGTCGAACGGGACCAGCCCGCAGTCCTCGCACTCCATCGGCCGGCTCATCGCTGAGCCACCAGTCGGACGAGCTCGACGTTGCGGATCGGCTCGCCCTGGTCGACCAGCTCAAGCAGGCCCGCGTGCTGCAGCTGGGCAGCGTGCTTGGACTTGGTCGTGGTGACCGGCGTCCAGTGGCCGTCGCCGTCCGGTCGCTGAATCTCGAAGCTGAGCTGCCAGAGCTCGCGGTCCTCCTCGACGTACTCCGCACCGCAGGAGCAGTGCCCGTCGCGCAGCGAGCGCCCCTCGGGGTGGTAGGCGCCGGTCCACACGCTGGAGTGGCCGAGCCCACCGCCGGTCGGGCAGACGTAGGACGTGTACGGCTTGAGCACGGTGATCTCGATGTGCTCGCCGTCGGCGTAGGCCTGGCGACAGGTGCCGCAGCGTCGCCGGCCGTTGCCGTCGAAGTCGCGCGAGAACGCGAAGTGGTGTCGCTCGAAGTGGCCCCTCTGGGCGGTCACGACTGCCGTCCAAACGGCTCGCGGATCTCGGTCCGCTTCACCACGCGGATACCGGGGTGGCGTTCGCTGTGCTCGTCCAGCCACTCCTGTGCCCGCTCAGGCGTCTGAACCACGAGCGGGTCCGGCCAGCCCGGGTGGCCGATGCACAGGTAGCGCACCAGGACGTCGTCGGCGGGCTCGCCCCTCTGGGCGGTCACGAGTAGTTCTCCGCGTTGTCGCAGACCCAGTCGATCGCTGCGACGAACGCGTCACGCATGGCGCGGGCGTTGGTGACGTCCAGATCCAACCGGTGCTCGTGAGACACCGGCGCATCGCTCTCGATGCTGCGAGGCCTGGCGACATCACCGCTGATGGTGATCACGATGTGGCCGCCGCCGTACTCGGTTGCGTCCACCGTGCCGACGACTTCGACGGTGGTCAGATCGTCGCTGGGTCCGGCCCACTGGAACACCTGGCGAGGGCCGTATGCCTGGGGGACCGGGCCCTCGTTCTCGCTCACTTGCCTTCACCTCGCTCAAAGTGGCCCCTCTGGGGCGTCTCGGTCGCGTCGTCGGCGTCGCGGCGATCCGTGGGGGAGGCGGTCACGGGGTCTCCTCTGTAGCGGCGCGGGCGGCGGCTACGCGGGCGCGGTACCGCTCACGCATCCCGGCATTACGGCAGGTTCGGCACGCACGCCCCCCACGACTTCCGGTCACCAAGTTGGAGCCGGCGTAGGCGTGCCCCTGCGGGCAGTGCGTCTTCTGCGCGCTCCAGTGCCTGCCGTGTCTGACGATGTCGAGCTGGTTCTCCCTCTCGGTGTCCCAGCGCAGGTTGCTCAGGCGGTTGTTGGTGCAGTCGCCGTCGTTGTGGCAGGCGACGTGACCCGCCGGGGGCTCGCCCACGAACGCCAGGAGGACGAGCCGGTGCACAAGCACGCGACGAGGTCGGCCGTCACGGTTGATGCTGGCCGTCGGCCGACCCTCGCCGTTCGGGAACTGGGAGAGGATCTGGCCTGTGAACCTGCGCCGCTGACTTCCGCAGGTCAGGACGCGGTCTAGTGAGCGCACACGCCCCAGGTCACTGACCTCGTAGTTGCCCTCGTAGCCCGGGATCGGTCGCCAGGATTCTTCGATGGGTAGGCTCACGCCAGCCCCCTTCTCGCCGCAATCGAGTGGGTGGGTCAGGCCTCGGCTGGTGCTACCAACACCGTCGGGGCCGCTTCCATTATTGCAGGTCAAAGCCGCGATCGCACTCATTCGGCGTCCCTTTCGGAGGCTTCGGGCAGGGCGGCGGACAGGGCAGCGCGGAGGCGGACGGCGGCATCGGCGTAGGCCGAGCTGGCTCCGTCGCTGTGGGTGCCAGCGGGGTGGAAGCTGCGGGGCATGACGTGCCCGTCCAGCTCGCCGGCGAGGTCTGCGGCGGCCCGCACAGCGGCGAGCAGGGCGGGCAGGGCGTTCACCGCGGCCACGATCAACGCGGCGTCGGCGGTGGGCTGACCGTCGGCGAGGACGTCGTGGCCGGTGTCGCAGACGAAGATTCCGACCTCAGGGTCGCCGTAGACGAAGTTGGGTGCCCCGTTCTGCTGCGCCCACGGCCCCGGTGTCGCCTTCGCCAGCGCCGCGTCGAGGCCGTCCAGCAGCGCCCGCAGGTCGGGGGTCATCGGATCTCCTCGCCGTGCCGCACGAACTTGACTTGCATCGAGTGCTCCATGGCGTACCGGAGCGCGTTCAGCTCGTCGCAGAACAGCGCCATTCCGGAGTAGTCGGGGTAGTAGGTGATCCAGGCGCCGGCGACGGGTCCGGTCAGCTCGGTCGGCTCCATCACGCGCCCGGCTCCGTGCCCAGCGCCCGCAGCTCCACGACGACGACCTCGCGCATCAGCTCCGGCCAACGCTCGACCAGCGCCTGCCCCAAGCCGAGGGCGACGAGTCCGTCGAGCATCCGGTCGAACGACCGACGGATCACCTCAGCGATGCGGGCGCCTTCACGTTCCGCGATGCGCAGCCGGGCGTCCTCTGCGCCGGCCTTCTTGGCCGCCACGTATAGGGCGAGCAGGTGCTGTCGCTCCTTGCGGTACTCGACGAGCCACACATTCGGCTCGGCACCGCTGGTGGTGTCCACGCCGGGGAACTCGCCGGCGCCCTTGTCGATCTCGCTGGTGACACCCCAGACCAGCGCATCTGGGGTCAACTCCTGGACGCGCCCGCGGAGCCATGCGACGTGCCCGGCGGCCCACTGGAACTCCTCGAGGATGGCCTCGTCGAAGCCGACGTCGCGGCGGAGACCGAAGGTGGCGACGGCCTCGCGTGCGGCGACCTCCTGCTGCCTGCGCTCCGCCGCTGCGAGGGCTTGCGGTGCCTTCCCGCCGTGGGTACCGCACCGCAGCTGGCCGACGAGCGGGGCCTTCTCGCAGAACCCGCCCTCGCGGCCCTGCTCGGGCTTGGGCTTCACCACGGCGCCGCAGCGGCCGTCGATGGGTTCAGCGCTGGCCATCGGCCCGATGGGTTGTGGCGGCCTCAGCGGCGTCGGCTGCGGCGCGGAGGTCGGCGGCGACCTGGGCGGTCATCGGGTGCCCACCTGCCGGATGCGCTCAGCGGCGATGTGTCCGTTCACGGCTCGTGGTTCCCGAGCCAGGTTGGTGGCCAGCGCCTCGTACCGGGCTCGCTGGTCAGCGAGAGCCTGAGCGAAAGCGTCGGTGAGGTTCCAGCCGGGAATGCCGTGGTTGCACAGCGCCTCGTTCCAGACCTCATGCGCGATCTGTCGCTCGGCGTCGGTGGGTGTTGCGGGCGTGGGGGTCGGCGCGCTCATGCCCGTCCACCACACGGGCAGCCGAGGGCCCGGCAGGCGACGACGGTGGCTGCTGCTCGTGCGGCGCGGTAGCGGGGCACGGCCCACGTCCAGGCGGCGGCGGCGGCGAACGAGGCGAGCGCCCAGTAGAGGCCGATCAGGCCGGGGGAGATCATGCTGCGCCGTCCAGGTGAGCGGCGGGCGCGGCATCGGTGGCGGCGGCTCGTTCGGCGCGCCTGGCGGCTGCCCGCTGCTCTTGGGCTTCGCGCCGGATGTGTGCTTCGCGGCGGGCCTGCACTTGCGGGTCGGCGGCGCGTCGTGCTGCGCGCTTCGCTCGGGCGGTCTGCCAGGTGTCGGAGTGGGTCACGACTTCTCCAGTCGGTCGGGCCGGGGCATCGGCTGGCGGTGGATTGAGCGTGGCGGGTGGGCGTCCAGCTGTCAAGCGTGACGCGTGACAGCGCGGGCAGCGGCAACGGCGGCGTCGATCGCGGCCTTGCAGGCGGCCCGGTGGTCGGGGTCGGCGACGCGTTCGGGCCGGAGCGGCGGGATGTCGGCGGCCGGGTCGGGTGGGGCCTTCCAGCCGAGGGCCTGCAGCTGGTCGAGCAGCCAGGTGGCGGAGTCGTGCGGGTCGGGCTTCGTGCCGGCGGCCCGGTCCCGTTCGAAGGCGTCGGCTACGAGGAGCCGGGACTTGGCGAGGCGGGACTGGTCAGTGGTCACGAGATGGCTTTCCGGTCGGCGGCGCATCCGCGGCAATGGGTGACGTCGGGTTCGGCATGGACGAGGCACCGCTGAGTAGGCGCCTGGGGGACGAGCTGCAGCGGCGGCCGGGCGGCGTTGGCCTTGCGCACGTCGGCGCAAGCGCCGCAGGGGGGCGGCTCGGGGTCGTTGCCGTGGCGGCTGCAACGGTCGAGGAATCGTGGAGGGGGGGTCGCTCGCGCGTCCGGTACGTACCCCCCCTTCTCAACGTAGGTAGGTACTTCTCTCTCTCCCTCTACCTCTGCGAGGCTGCTGCGACCGTTCTGCGATCGCTCCTGGGATCGCATCTGCGATCGCAGGAGCGATGGGTCTTGGTCGTCGTCAGGTGGGGTCGGGCAGTGCTGGCACTCGGGGTCCACGAGGCCGCGGTCGGCATGCCACTTCTTGTGGTTGCCGTAGCCGCCGGCTTTCGACTTCTTCGCCTTCGCCGCGTCGATCTCCTCAGCGGACTGCTGCCAGTCGAGGTAGTCGTGCACCTGCACGTGCCCCTGGTGCTGTTCAACGAGCCCGGCCTGCTCGAGTTCGCGGCGGGGCCTAGCGGTGCCGCGCTTCTTCCACACGGCGTCGGCGATGCGGCCGTCGTTGCGGTTGCGCCGGCAGTACGCCCACGTCTCGATGAGGAGCCGGAACGCCGGGTCGGACAGGGGCTCGATCTTGGGGTGCTCGTCGATGTGGTCGTGCACCCGGAACCAGTAGAAGTCGTCGCGCATCAGGCGGCCGTCCGGTAGGGGCGTGGCCGGTCGCCGTGGTGGTACTCGGGGCAGGTGGGCCACAGCTCGGCGATCCACATGTCGCGGTACAGGCGGTGCTCGGGCGTGGGTGGTGGCGGTGGTGGCTTGCGGCCGGCTGGTGGTGGTGGCTCTGGCTGGTCGGTCATGGTCTCCCCCTGGGGATGGTCGGTCGGGTCCGGGGCGGGATGCCTGGTGGGCCTCGTACCGTCGGCGTCGTGCTTGTGCAGCGGCTGCCGGAGGGGCGCCTCGAGGAGGAGCTGGCGAAGGTCGAGGTGCCGCGGGAGCCGGCGGTGCCGGTGTGGGCGTGGACATCCCTGGACGCCACGGAGCTGGCCGGGGAGCTGCACGGCTGGGCGGCCAATCCGAACGGCTCCAACGACGGCCTGCGCGGTCTGGTGGTGGCCGTCCGCGAGTTCCTGCCCGGGTACGAGGCCGAGTTCTGCGGGTGGGTGCGGGCTGAGCACATCCGGCTGCGCGATGTCTGAGCGGTCACGACGCTGCGTCCAGTGCGGGGACGTCGGCGAGCAGCTCACGCACAGCATGTTCAGCCTGCTGCGGCACAACGCCGTTTCCGAGAGCCTTGAGTGCCTCGCTGCGGGTCAGGCCGGGCACGTCGGTGACCCACCCGGCGACCAGCCCTTGCAGGAACTCAACAAAGGGCGGGGCGAGGCGCGCACCCCACTTTCCTGAGCGGAGCATCGATTGGGCCGCGTAGCCGTCGATGTGGTAGTCGTGAGCGAACTGGCGAATGCGTGTCATGCCGGACCCACCGGGCTCGGTGGGGGCTGGCGAGGGACGGCCTAGGTGTCGTTCCCATCGCCGGATGGCAGGTGCGTAAGGGCCCCAGTCAAGGTCGGATTGCCCCGCGCGTAGGTCACGGAGGTTCGTTCCCCGTCGGCCCTGGTCGGGGTCGGCAATAGCTCGAGCACCACTCCGGGCAGCAGTAGTTCCCCGCGACTGTTCCGACCGTTGCCGTGAGCATTCGTCGTCGTCGGAGTTGGTAGCAACAGCGGCGCCAGCGAGTTCAGGGACGGCCGCACAGCCGCGCCAGGCGATGGCGATTGGTTGTTCCCGTAAGGCGTCGCCGTGGGCGTAGGCAGGAGTGCCAGTGCCGTCCGCAGGTCCAGGCCGCCCGTGCCGTGCGCACCCGCCCCGTTCGTGTCCGAGACGGTCGGTGTCGGCAGCAGTGAGCCCCGGCCGCCCACCCGTCGCTCCAACTCCTGCACCCCGGTTGCAGTCGTCGTCAGCGGCGTCGGAAGCAGGCCAGGCGACGACGAAAACTCGGAACCGCTCGTGCGGGGCGCCGATGTCGGACGCGCGTACGCCTTTCCAGCTCGCGTCGTACCCGATGTCGGCCAGGTCTCCGAGAACAGCTCCGAGTGCCCGCAAAGGGCGCTGCGCGGCGTCTCCCACACACCACGGGCACGATTCCAGGTTGTCATGGGCAGGATGATGGGCGTCGGCGCTGAGGAGGCCCCGGACATTCTCAATCACAACCATTCTGGGTCGAAGTCGACTGATTGCGTAGGCAAACTGGGACCACAGCCCAGACCGAGTGTCCGGGCGCAATCCCTCGCGCAGTCCTGACAGAGACACGTCCTGGCAGGGGAAACCTCCGACCAGCACGTCCACCGGCTCGACCTGCAACCAGTCCACGGCGGTGATGTCACCCAGGTTGGGCACGCCGGGGTAGCGGTGGGCGAGGATTTTGCAGGCGCCGGGGTCGATCTCGGAGTGCCAGGCGACGGTGCCGCCGAGCACGGACTGCACGCCCTGCTCGAGCCCGCCGTAGCCGGAGAACAGTGAGCCGATGCGCAGGCCCGGTGGTGGCGGCTCAGGCTCGAGGGCAACCTCGGGCTCCTGGTGGCACCCGCAGGGGCAGGGGTGGCCGGAGTACAAGCCGCGGCAGGCGGGGTGGCGTCCGATGCCGCAGTGGCCCGACCACACGGGCGTCGGGTCGGCCGCGGTCATCGACAGCTCCGCAGTACCGGGTCGTCGGGGTCGACGCCGTTGGCTTCGGCCATCTCGCGGTAGTCGTCGAACAGGTCATCGCCGACGTCCTCGACCTCCGCGGCTTCGGCGCCGCGCATCCGCAGTGCGAGGGAGTGCCCGGTCCGCACCGCCGCTCCGGCGCAGGTCCGTGGCCGCTCGGTCCCGGACTGGTGGCAGCCGAACGTGTGCGTGGCCATGTCGTAGGCGGTCGGCGCGGACAGCCGGAACGCCTCGGCCGGGAAGCCCCCGGCGTTGGTTCGCCGCCACGGGCACTCCGGGCAGGGCCGGCGCATCATGCCCTCGCCGCCGTGCACGGTGACGACATCGTGGTCCGGGTCGGCGTTCCGCCGGTTGACGATCTCGGCGGTCATGCCGCCACCTGCTCTCCGCGGACGGCGGGCGCGACGGTGAAGGTGACCCCGGGGACCGCGGGCGGGACGGGGTACACCTTCGACCAGGCGCAGGTGACGACCTGGGCGTCGTCCACCCATGCGCCGCCGGCGGTGACCGCGTCGAACAGGGCGCGCAGCAGCTTGTCCCCGTCGGGCTTCTTGTGTGGCGCCCACCTCGAGCGCGGGGCGGATGGTGGTCGGGGCAGTACGAACGTGGCGGTGAGCGACAGCGGGCCTTCGAGTGGCCCGGCCATGCCGAGGTCGCGCATGGTCTGCTGCACGTGCCAGGCGACGGTGTCCCGCCACGGCCGCAGTCGGGTGTTGTCGGACACGAGCCGGCCGCGGCCGACGGCGCGCAGGCTGCCTTGCGGGATCGGCTCACCGAGGACGGTGACGGCAAGGGCGGTCACATGCACTCCCCGGCGTGGACCGTCCAGCAGGCCGGGCATGGTGGTGGGGCGGGCCGCGCCGCGGCTGGTGGGTCGTCGGCGCAGTCGGCATGCACGAGCTCGTCGTCGACGTACTCGACGTCGTCGCCGGGGTAGATGCGGCTGCCGCATTCGGCGGCGCAAGGCCCGCCGTAGCGAGCCGCGAACGTGCCGCTCATCGGGTCGGCTCCCAGTCGGCCGGGGGCTCCCACTCGGCGCCGACGATCTCGGCGTCGACGACCTCACCGGTGTCCGGGTCGGCGTGCACCGCCGCCTCGGACTCGTCCAGCCCGGCCGGTGCCGGGGGCAGGGCGCCGGACGGCTCCGGCCGCTCCGACTCGACCCGCACCGGGGTCACCCCGACTCGCTCCGCCGAGGTGGGCACCCACTTCGCCAGCTGCCGGGCCGCGGACTTCATCCACATGGCCGGCTCGTGCTTCTGCCACGGCGAGTACTCGGAGTTCGCACCCTGCGACGACGACTTGATCTTCGTGATGGCCGCCCGGTTCAGCACCACCACCTTGGAGGTGGCGCCGTTCTTCATCACCGCGTACGCGTAGACCAGGCGCAGCTCGCCGCGGTCGTCGGCGTCCCAGTCGATCTCGTGCACCGGCCGCGGGTCCTTGCCCGGGGTGTAGGAGAACCGGTCCTTGGCGTAGACGCACTCGACGACGACGGAGGACACGGCGCCCGCCCGGTACATCAGCTCGATGAGCCCCTGGTAGCCGGGGATGCCGAGCACCTTCATCTGCCCGCGCTCCTTGCGCGGGGTCAGGTAGTACTCCTCGCTGCCCGGTTCGAGGCCGAGGCGGGCGGCGTGGAGGAGGGCCTGCATGAGGGAGGCGGGGTCGTTGTTCGCCGCCTCCCGGAGCTTCTCGTCGCGGCGCAGGGCGCCGACGGCGAGGCGCACCCACGTGTCCGTGCGGATGTGGGTGGGGAGGACGGTGGCGAAGTCGTCCCGGTACTGCTCGACGAGGGCCTGCGCGGATCCGTCGCGGGTGGCGACGGCGTTGGACACACTCTGCGTGGTGGTCATGGTCAGGCTGCCTTCGGTTGGGTGAGGTCGGGCAGCCTCTTGGCTGCCGTCAGGTACGGGGTGCCGCCCTGCTTGGCGGCGCGGGTGGCGATGACGTCGCCGTCGAACACGGCGCGCTTCGCGGTGCCCATGGCGTCGGCCAGTTCGGCGCGGGCCTCCCGCTCGTTGGTCTCCGCCGCCTTGAGGGCGTGCCGGGCGGCGCAGTACCGCTCAGCGAGCGGCGCGGGGACGTCGTAGTCGCCGCCGTCGATGTCGGGGTGGAGCTCGCGCACCGCCTGGTAGGTGGCGGAGTGCCCGTCGATGTCCGGCCGGCGTGGCGCCTTCCCGCCCGGGAGGGACGCCATGAACTCGGCGGCCCTGGTGCGCATGAACGTGGCGTCGTCGGGGTCGTAGGTGACGACGTACTCGGCGAACGACAGGTAGGCGGTGAGTACGGCGACGTGGCAGACGCGGACGCCGAGGACGTCCATCTGCCACTGCACCTGGGCGCGGTAGCCGGCCGGGATCTGGTCGGTGCCGGGCTCCCCCCACTCGGACGGTTCGGCCGCGGACTTGCACTCGAGGAGCCGCACCTCGCCCGTCTCGGTGGTGATGAGCCGGTCGGGGGAGGCGGCGGTCCAGTCCCGCTCGGGGTGCACCCACGTGCCGGTGGTGTCGACCTGCCAGTCGGGGTGCTGGTCGGCGAACCAGGCGGCGATCGCGGGCTCCAGGTAGTGGCCGCGGCGCTTGAGGTCGTCGTCCGGCTCCGGTTCGGTGAGGCCAGCCATGCGGTGCCACAGGCTGAACCGGGACTCGTAGGTGGATAGCCCGAGGACGGCGGCGATCTTCGACGCGGACATGCGCCGCAGCCACTCCTCCGACCCGGGCTCCACCGTGGGCAGCAGGACGGCGGCGGGGGCGGTGGCGGTCATCGGTTCACCGCCGCTGTGCAGGGCGGGCACGTGGCGACGTGGGCGGGAGCGAGGTCCGCACACACCACGCATCGGAGCCGGGGGGTGGGCTTCTTGGTGCCGACCGCCGCCCGGGTCTGCACCTTGCCGCAGAGGCAGCGCACGGGGCTGCCGACGGTCAGGGCGCGGAGGCGCTCGGCGACGCACCCGAAGTGGAACAGCCGGTCCTTGTTCCGGTCGGCGCGCCGCGTGGTCGGCTCGACGGTGGGTGCGCTCACGCCGCCACCTGCCCCTGCTCGACCCACGCCCGCATGGGCCACTCGCCGTGGGGCAGGTCGTCGGTCTTGCCCTGCCGCACGAGGTAGTCGCGGAACGACGCGGCCTGCTCGGCGGCCCACCGCTGCTGGGCATCGTGCAGCTCGGGCAGGGTCATGGCGGCGACCTGGGGGTGCCGCTGGCCGATCGCCCACATCACCCGGGCCGCGGCGAGCGCGTCCGCCGTGGCGTCGTGCGCCCCGCCGTGCTTCACGCCGTAGTGCTCGCAGGCGGCGGTCAGGGTGCGCTTGCCCTTGCGGTACCGGTCCAGCGCCTTGTCGATGACGAACGGGTCGAGGACCAGCATCCCGGCAGGCATCGCCAGGCCGCCGTGCCTGCGGGCCTCGCGGTCGAGGAGCGTCAGGTCGTAGCTGGCGTTGTACGCCAGCACGGGGACGCCGGCGGCCGCGGCCGAGGTGAGCACCGCGACGATCTCCGCGACGCACTCGCCCGGCTCCCGCCCGTGGGTGAGCGCGTGGTCGTCGGTGATGCCGTGGACGGCGGTGGCCTCGGCGGGGATGGGGACGCCGGGGTTGATCAGCCACGACGTGACGGCGGGCTCGGCGCCGGGCTGGATCAGCACGGTGGTCGCGGTGACGATGCGGTCGGACTCGACCGAAGTGCCGGTCGATTCGACGTCGAATGCGAGGAACGGTCCGGTGCTCCAGGTCATGACGCCCTCCGGGCCTGGTACTGGCCGGTCGACTGGTTCCGCTCGACACCCGCGTAGGCCGTGGCTCGGCGGTTCTTGGACTGCTGGCTCGGCGTGGCCCAGCGGCAGTTCTCGGGGGCGTACGGCCCGTCGTTGTCGACCCGGTCCAGCGAGTGGCCGGCCGGGCGCTCGCCCATGTCGGACACGAAGACCCAGAAGTCCTGGGACCAGCGCTCGCAGACGGTGATCCCGCGACCGCCGTACCGGGCGAAGGCGTGGTGTGTCGGGCGCGAGCAGCGAGCGACCATGTCGAGGTAGCTGGCGTAGAGCGGGTGCTTGGTCTTCCCGCCCCGCCAGTTCGAGTTCTTGTCCAGCACGCGGACCCGCTGGCGGGCCCGTGCACCGCACGAGCGGCTGCAGAACTTCCGCACTCGCTCCTCGGCGACGAACGCCGTCGAACACTCGGGGCAGACCTTCGGGAAGCCGCTCATGCCGCACCGGTCCCGATGCAGTCCGGGCAGAGCCGATCGCCGTCGTCGACGGTCTGCGTGTCGCCGCAGTAGTCGCACCGCGGCCCGTCGTACTCCATGCGCGAGTCGCCGATCATGTCGATGTCCCACGCGGGGTTGTAGGGCTCGGCGGTTGAACTGGGGGCGGTGGCCGGCAGCTGAGCCGCCCGCTCGAGGGCGGCTCGGTCGGCCATGCGGGTGGTGCGGAAGCCGGTCACGCTGCACGCCCCTGCGTGGCGGGCCGCTCGTTCTCGACGCGCCGGGCCCGGGCGAGCCGGATGTGCCCTTCGATGTCGTTGACGAGGCGGGCGACGGTCAGCAGGTGCCGGTGGTCGGTCTCCTGCTGGACGGTGGCGAACGAGTGCCGCACCCACTCCGGCTCGGGGATGTCGTCCAACTGGTCGACGTCGAAGTCCTCCGTGATGAGCGACCACAGCAGGTCGAGCTCGTCGTGCAGGTGCTCCAGCACCTCGGCCGGGTCGGTGACGCGGCCGATGAGGAACCGGATGACCGGGTCGAGCTCGTGCGCCTCCGGGAGGGTGGCGGTGAGCTGGCGGAAGTGGGCGACGCGGGCGAGGGTCTCGGCGGTGCCGTGCGCGACGACGGCCGGGGTCATACCGTCACCGCCAGCGTGCTCGTCGTAGCGGCGGTGAGCGGGGTGCCGGACTCGACACGGTCGATGACCGAGGCCACGCGGGCGGCCATGGTCCGCTGCTTCGCCGCCTCGCCCTCGGCCTTCTCGACGGCGAGTCGCGCGGACTCCTGTAGCTCGGCGAAGTGGTTGCGCACCTCGTCGGGCTGGGCGGAGAACAGCTTGAGGTCGGCGTTCGTGCCGAACGTCTTGAGCTTGGGCTCGACACCGCTGTAGGAGACGGTGAACTCCAGGGCGGTGATGACGGCGTCCTCGCCGTTGTGCATGACGTCCTGGACGACGCCGAACTGGAGCGTGTAGGCCTCGCCGTAGCCGGACTTGTTCTCCTCGAGGCGCTTGTAGACGTCGCCGGTGCGGAGGTTCAGGACGGTGACGACGTCGGCGGTGGCCTGAACGAGGGTGGAGGTACGCATCAGAGTTGGTTTCCTTCGAGGGTGCGGTCGCCGGCCGGGCGGTCGACGAAGCGGGACAGGCGGCTGTTCGGGTTGCGCAGCAGCAGGAGCGCGAGCGCGGCGACGGCGGCGACCGCCCAGCAGGCGGGGGCGACGACGTCCTCGGGGTTCACGGCCGGTCCTCGACGCGGACCACGGCCGGGCCGTCCGGGGTGGACACGACGGTGTAGGCGTCGCGCAGAGCGCCGACGGCGGCCGCGGCGATGAGAAGCGCGGCGGCGAGGGCGAGGCCCAGGGCGGTGGCGACACCCGCCGGTGGTGGGGCGCTGGCGGTACGGTTGCGGTTCACGATCGACTCCTTCGCGGTCGGTCGGGTTGGCGAGGCGGTCCCGGGCGTGGGGCCGCCTTCGTCGCGTTCAGGGGTGGGTCAGGCCGCAGTGGGTTCGGCCTGGGCGGTGCGCTGCGCGCGGATCCGGGCCTCGAGCTCATCGACGCTGGGACCGCCGGGGCGGTGCGCGGCCTCAGCGGCCTCGCGTGGGGTGCGAGCCGCCTGTCGTGCGCAGGCCTCCGCCCACTTGCGGCCGGCCGCCGCGATCAACTCGTCGTGCTTGCTCATGCCGCTCGCCGATGCGTCTCGGATCCGATCGGCGTCCTGCCGTCTCGCTGGACGCTGAACACCCGCGGCACGAACAACGGCGAGTCCTTCGCCGCGTCCCCGAGGAGCACCTTCGACAGCTTCGCAGCGAGCTTCTCGCTGCAGCCGTCTCGTTCGCCGGTCACCAGGTGCCCGATCGACGACCTGTACCTCTCGTCGCCGCACAGGCGAGCGAGCTCCATCTGGCTGAGGCCACGCACCTTCATGTGCGACCTGAGCAGCTGCCTTCCGCCGGGTACCAGTTGCACTTCGACCCTCCATCCGGTGGCTCTCACCGTGTCCTCCTCAATGTAGCGGCTCGTCCTGTCGTCCGGCAAGACGATAGGACATGTAGCGGCGGATTGCTACATGTGGGCGTAGCACTTTTCGGCGGACTGACGCTCAATGGCGAACTACAGGCGTGGAGTCTGTAGCAGGCACCGCTACGCTGCCGCTGGACAACTGCACGCATCCGCTCGGAAGGTCTGTAGCCGTGAGCCCCCTAGACGAGATCCCCGCCCCGTGGCGCGACGCCATGGAGAACGCCGGGACCTACTCGCTCAGGGACCTCGCGGCACGAGCAGAGGTCGGCACCAGCACGGTGTCGGATCTGATCTACGGACGGAAGCTGACCAGTGAGCGCACCATCGCGTCAGTGGCTGACAGCCTGCGGCTGCCGGTCACCACCATCCGAGAGTGGGCCGCGGCGGCCCGCGGCGAAGAACGCCCGTTTGAGCTGCCGCCCGAGGCGAACCGCCTCGGCCGTCGCCAACGCGAAGCGGTGCTGGCAGTGGTACGGGCCATGCTCGACCCGGTTGAGGAGAAGGCGCCCATCAGTGGCCCCGAGCCGGCCACGGTTCACGACTACGCCCTTGCGGCCCGACGGGGCCCATCCGAGGGGCGGCGGCTGCGGACCGTGCAGGACGAGCAGAACGAGGTCCCTGACGAGGACCCCGGGTTCCCCGAATCCTGACGTTGTAGTTACAGCCCGGATCCGTTTCGTCGGTGCTCGCCGGTAGACCGCTGGCATGAGTGCACGGGGGATCTGGCATCCGTGGCAGCACCTGCGCCACCACCACCCGCACGTCACCGTGCGGTTCGCCGACCTGCCCGACGGGCTGCTCGGCTACACCGACCACGCCACCGGCGAGGTCGTCCTCGATCAATCCCTGCTGCAGGTGGAGAGGCGGTGCACGTTGACCCACGAACTTGAGCACGTGCACCGCGGCCCGGTGCCGGCCGACCCGTGGCTCGCTGAACGGGAGGAGCGGATCGTGGACGAGTTGGCCGCCCGTCGGCTCGTCACCCTGGGGGACCTGATCGGGGCGCTCCTGTGGTCGGACAACGAGCACGACGTCGCCGACGAGCTGTGGGTCGACATCCCCACGTTGCGGACCCGCATCGCCGCGCTGGCCGCCGACGAGCGGGACGCCATCGAGGAGCGGCTCGCCGCGTCCGAGCGGTGGCTGGCGTGAGCCGGGGGGCTCTGCGGCCGGTCCCGCAGACGGCGCCCCGGGCGCTGGCCCTGGTGCGGGTGTCCCGGGAGCGGGAAGGCATGGTGTCCCCGGAGCTGCAGGACACCGCCATCGGCGACCACTGCGCGCGCTCCGGCTACCGCATCACCAACCGCATGGAGGGTCTCGACGAGTCGGGGTCCCGGGCGAAGTCGCGCTGGTGGGCGCGCCTCGACGAGGCGGTCAGCCTGGTGGAGGCCGGCGAGGTCGACGTCATCGTGGTGTGGAAGTTCTCCCGCACCGCGCGCAACCGGCTGAAGTGGGCCGTGGCCCTGGACCGGGTGGAGGCCGCCGGCGGCCGACTCGAGTCGGCCACTGAGCAGGTGGACACCACGACGTCGACGGGCCGCTTCACCCGCGGCATGTTGGCCGAGCTCAACGCCTTCGAAGCGGAGCGCATCGGGGAGCAGTGGAAGGAGGCGCACTCGCGGCGCCTGTCGATGGGCTTGCCGTCGCGCGGCGGGGACCGGTTCGGGTACGTACGCGACGGGGACCGGTACACCCCGGATGAGGTGACGGGCCCGGTGCTGGCCGGCATGTTCGCGGCCTACGTGGACGGGGTCGGATTCCAGTCGATCGCGCGGCAGGTGAACGCGGCCGGGCACCGCACCCTGTCGGGCCGGCCGTGGTCGTCGGAGCGGGTTGCGGACGTGCTGGATTCGGGGTTCGGCGCCGGGCAGCTGGTGGTCGGTTCGCGGCGGGAGGCGTCGTGGGTGCCGGGGGTGCATGAGCCGGTGGTGGATGCGCGGGTGTGGGAGGCGTACCGGGAGGCGAGGGAGGCCCGGCGGGGCGCCCCGGGTTCTTCGCGGCCGCCGCTGTACCCGCTGTCGGGGCTGCTGCGGTGCGGGGACTGCGGGGCGGCGATGCACGCCACCGCGCTGGGCCGCTGGCCGGGCTACGGGTTCATCTGCGGCCGGTGGGCGAAGACGGGGGAGGGGCGGTGCGTGACGGTGTCGCGGGCGAAGGCGGAGCGGGTCGTGAAGGAGTGGCTGGCGGTGCTGGCCGGGCAGATCGAGTCGTCGGCGGCGCGGGAGGCGGTACGGGCTGCGGCGCAGGTGGTGGCGCACACGGATGCGACGGCGCTGCGCCGACAGGTGACGCGCCTCGAGGCTCGTTTGGCGAAGCTGACCGTCGGGTGGACGGAGGGGTTGGTGCCGGATCAGGCGTATGCGACGACCCGCGATCAGCTGCAGGGTGAGCAGGCTGCGCTGTTGGCGCGCGCGCGGGAGGCGGAGTCCCGGTCGCGCAGTCTGGACCGGCCGGCGGCGCCGATGGTGACGGCCATCTTGGAGTCGTGGGACACGCAGGAGCCGGCGGCACTGCGGGACCTGATGTCTGGGGTGATTGCGCGGGTGGTCGTGCATCGACCAGAGGACGGCCCGGTGTCGGTGTCCGTTGAGCCCTTGGATGGGCTCGAGGTCCAGTAACGCTGGGTTACATACGTCCGCGTCGTGGCGTCACTCGACGGGGCGCTGCAACGGTATGCGGCCTGGCGGAGTGCGTCGGGCCATCGCATGACACCACGCCCGCCGTGTGGTGGGCTGCCCGCAACGAGACCTGGAGGATCCATGCGCAAGGCCCTGACAC